TTTAGAATCTTTTTTTAAACCCAAAACTCTTCTTGTTCCCCACAATCCGGTATAGTCAGGATGATATAGATTTGTTGAAGAGAATTGTTCTAAATATCTAAAGTAACTGTTTGAAGGGTTTCCGTTATTAACTAGCTCCGTATAGATTTGAAGTTCGCCCGTATAGTCTGAGGCCGCGCCCACCGATTCGTATGAAGATACAAAAGCCATATCGTTAAATTGTTTCCAATCTTCGGTGCCCACCTTTGCATACTCGATAGCTAATTCTATTGTACGATTGCCTTTATTTCCTGTGGTATCGTAAGCGACAAGACCTCTAGGCAATCCAAACGTTAATTTAATTTCTTTTATTGCTTGTATTGCGCCGGGGGCCTCTCTTACTAATGTGTAAAGCACGTCGTCTACGTTATCTTCTTTGTCGTAGTTTAAAACCCCGTTTAGTTCCTCCGCTGAATGTTTTCCTTTGTAAATTCTAAAAGTGTCGTCAACTATGTCATCCCAAATTCCTTCAGATACGGTAGGCACTTTAGGGTCTACTAAGTTGAATTCTACTTCATCATATTCATCAATCGGTGTGTCTCCAATTTTTAAATCTCTAAGTGTTGCTGGCCCAAAACCAAAATCGTATATTGCGTAAAAATACTGAATGAGATCGCCCGTCTTTGGGTCGGTAGCTAACTCCGTGTATGGAGTGGCAGCAATGTTTGGATACATTCTGAATTCCCCAAACACCTGAGGAACAGCGCCAAACTTTTTCATTTGGTTTGACTGGCCTGTGAGTGCGTACATTTGAGATTCTTCAAGTGAAGAATAACCTGACGAACCAAAACCTAAGTCTCCTAGGCCGGGTATGATCGGAGGTAATAGTTTGTTGAGCAACATCGAAGCGCCGATTGTCGCACCCGCTGTAAGTAGTGCCGAACCCAATGCACTGCCTACGTACATCCCTGATTCTGGATTTCTTGTTGCTACGGATACTGCGATAGCTACCGCTATGATCGCTACGGTTACGAAAGTTTGTCTAAAACTACCCCCCTTAACTGTGACCGCAATTAAAATATTATTTTCTTTGCTCGGGTTAAACGCCTCCCAAAAATCTTTTTCAATTTCCTTACCGTCAACAAATACTTTAAAAAACTCGTAAGCCTCCCTAGGCATGTTGTTTTCATTCATTATCTTTTCAAAAATTTTCGATAATGAATCCCCCTCAATTATTTCATATTCAGTCTCTACTTGAGATAATGGGTTTTTTCTTAATTTGATCATTGCTTCACCGTATAGAAGGCCACGACGCTTTTATGCCATCGCGGTAAATTGTCAATTACGCAGTTTGTAGTTTTGCTTGTGTGTAGGAAATTTCTGTCGTCAAGGTAAATACCTATGTGGCAAGGGAGGCCCCACACATTGAAAAGAATTATATCTCCATACTTAGGATTATTGGTTTTAATAAAATCTCCCATATAGGAAAATACTAATGTTTTTGTTTCTTCGTGTGTAACCGGCCTCTCGTCATAGTATGCTTTTAAAATTTTATTAAAAACTTTTTTATAGAATAGTAAAACTATTCCCCAACAATCTACGTCGTCATAATCAAGTCCGATTAAATATTTTATGTGTTCGGGGTCGTACTGCAAGAATACCCCCCTTTAGAATAGTCCCTTAAAAATTGTGGGGACGTATCTCTCGCTTGCCATTTCTGAGGATAGAAAGTCGTCCATATAAAGCTTCGCTGAAATTTTACTTTTATTGTAAGTGATCGCCCTTAGTTTTAATTCTTCTAAAGAAATTTGAACGTCGTCAGGTTGTGTTATTAAAATCATTTCAACTTTTAATTCTAAAATACCTGTCACACTTCGTAACTCTTCAATGAGTTCTAAAGAAGTGTTATCAATTTCGAGTGTAATTTCTCTCGCAGTTTCTCCGTCGTCTGAGGGAAGAACAATTGAAATAGGAAACGCTGTAAAAGTCATTCCTCTAGAAACTACGTCAACCGTATTGTTCACAAGTCTAATTGGAACTAATGGAAAATTTGGATCTGTTATAGTAAACAACGTAAGAAAAGGATTACCACTTTCTTGCCCATAAAATTCAGCTAATAGTTGATTTGAGAGAGTACGCATTAAGGCATTACCTCCCAATCCATAGTAACTCTAGAATAAGTATTTCCCATTGGAGACAACTTAGGCTCACCAATAAATCTAAAAGAACTTTCTATTCCTGTAAACGGGTGATTATATCTAAACTGATAAGTTCCCCCATTTAAAGTTGTATCGAAAAAAGTCATGAAGTCCGTAAATAGTGTATTCGGTATTGTGAATGTGCATGAGATAGCATCAATGCTTTTAGTAAATCTTCTTCTCACTTTCTTAGGTCCGATATCCATTTCAGTTCTAATGACAGTACTGCCTTTAGAATAAGAAAAATTATCGGTATTTAAATATGTTTGAAAGGATGACGGCCAGTAAATCATCTAGGTTCCCCTTCTTCTTAATCCGTACATTGCGCTAAAATCTTTATCGAAAACGCCTTTAGCTAAAGCGTCTTTAGTTTTTTGAATAATAAGAACATCAATAATTCTTGAGCCGTCGGAGCCTGTACTTTCTCTCGTTTCAGTTTGAGTATCGTTACTCTGATTAACAACGTTGACAACTACATTGGAGCCGCCACCACTTGATTCTACTCCGAGATTTCCGTTCTTTCCTCTTCTTAAAGGGAGAATCGCTTCAGTTCCGGCCTCGCCCATCATAGCGGGTTTACCACCGCCATAAGAAAACGCAGTAGGGGAATTAACAAGACCACCTTGAGCAAACATTTCAATGCCCGAATTATAAGCTTGTCCCTTGGCCGCCATTGTTGCGGATTCTCCTGTATACATATCCGAAGTACCCGATGCCGCGGGTGTTGCACCTGAAGTAAATGCTCCTAATACACCTTGAGCGAGGGGGCGAATAATCGTAGCGCGAATAATAATTCTTAGAAGGTCATCAAGAATAGCTTGAGTGAATTTATGAAACTCGAAAGTACCCGTTTTAATAAAATCAAAAAGAACGTCTTCAAGTCGATTGAATACTTGTGTAATCATTCCTGCGATATTTTGAGCTAAGCTACCTGAGGCCCTTAGATATCCGTCAACACCTGATATCCAAGCACTATCGTCTACGGCATCTTTCGTCTTAACAATTTGATCGTGATATTCCATGACCGTGATTTTTCCCATTGCGAATTTTTCATTTATCTCATCTAGTTTTAAATTATCTAAAGCTCTCCCGTACTCCATTAAATTAAAAGTGCCTAAAGAGTATTGAAGATTTAAAAGAAGTAAATCGTTTTGATCGCTACCGTGTTTACCCGTTTTCTCCATTTTCTCTTTTTCTACTTTCAGTTCTTTGGCTTTCGTCGCTGCATCTTTTAAAGATTTTGCTAGTTGTTCAAGTTGAATAGCGTAAGGATCTTTACCTTGTAATGCCGTCTTAGTTTTCTCTAGTCCGTCAAGAAGTTCTTTATTAGAATCCGTGGCCCAATCGTTAGCTTTCGCCATTGATTTTCTTCCGTCATTAAATAACAACACACTTTGATTTTGTTGTAGTACGCCTGAAGTAAAGTTTTCAAAATCGGGCATTAAACTGTCTACGGTTTTACGATTACTTTTTGATTCTAAAGATTCTTTGGCCCCCGCAGTTTTTAAAATAACTAAATTTAATTCCGCATACGCTTCCGCGGCCCTAAGTGCCGCTTCTCCGGCCCCGCCTGTTATGGTAGTTAAAAGTTTTAAAAACCCGCTTGCATCACTTGAATTAGTTTTAACTTTAAAAAGCTCTATAGTTAAACTAAGCATGGCTATTTTTAACGAGGTTATGGCCTTCTCTAGATTTAAAACAATCCCTGTAGCTAATCCGATTAATACTAACCAAGGACCTATTCCCGTTGCAAATAGCGCCCCTCCTAAAGCAACAACACCCGAGATTAATTTAGGTATTGCCGCTACGGCTATGGCGGTTATTGCTACTTCGAGTAACCACAAATTTTTAATTAAAAATTCTACGCCTTTAGCAAATGCCGAACTAATACCTAATTGATCATTGAGTTCTTTAATTCGGACACCGATACTATTTTTTAACATTACTCCGGCTTGCTCGAATGTAACTTTCATCATGGAGGCTTTTTTTGCTAACTCTAAAAAGTTATCGGACATTACTGATAACATTTCTTTATTAGTAATTTTACCCGCTTCGGCCAACTTCATTAAAGCGCCCGTTGTTACGTTAAAATGTTTTGCAAGTAATTGGGCCATCACCCCGTTTGCTTCTAAAACGCTTCTTAATTCTTGCCCGCGTA